GCTTGTTATCCATTGTACGAACCATGTGTAGAACAACCGATTGATTGGACTAGCACTACTGAAGGTGGTTTTCATACAAAAAGACTAAGACATATCAAGGCAATAAAATCAAAAGATCTTACTTACCATGAAGAAGTAACAAAAAGAAAACCAACAGCACTTTATACAGCACTGAATTGTCTTCAACAAACGAAGTGGGAGATAAATACAACTGTTCTAGATATTGCTCAAAGCTGTTGGGATAGAGGTATAGAAGTAGGTTGTTTAATAGATGCTGAACCACTACCACAAACTCCAAGACCTTTTGATATTAATACTAATGAAGAATCTAGATTGAGATGGAGAAGAGCAGAAGTAATTAGACACGATCAAAATGCACATGATCGTATGAAAAGGTATCAATGTATTATGTTGCTTGATACTGCTACTAAGTTTGCAGAAGAACCCTTTTGGCATGTGGCACAGGCAGATTTTACAGGCAGAATTTATTATGTGTCAGGTATATTTAATCCTCAAGGTAATGATTTAGCTAGAGCTTTGCATAGGTTTGCAGAAGGTGCAGCAATAACAGATGAGAAAGCAAAGAATTGGTTAGGCATTGCAGGTGCTAACTCTTGGGGTATGAGCAAATACAGTTATGAAGAACGTATTGAATGGTCTAAAACAGAAGGAGAAGCTTTGGCTAGGCAGATAGCAAGCAATCCAGAATCTTATATCAGCATATGGAGTAAAGCAGAAGAACCGTTTCAATTTCTTGCCTGGTGTTTGGACTTTAATGAATTACTTGAAGAGGGTTATGGTTATGTAAGCAAACATCCTGTCTTACTTGATGGTACAAACAATGGCTTTCAACATTTTGCAGCTATGTCTCTTGATAATAAACTGGCAGCAAAAGTAAACCTTAAAAACTATGACGAGGTTGAAGACCTATATGAAGAGGTCAAAGATGAAGTTATAAATGAATTATCAAAACAAGCAGATACTATTGCAGAAGATTGGTATAAACATCATCAAGTCATTACAAGAAAGATGATAAAAAAACCTGTGATGATGATTCCATACAGTGGTAAAACTTTTGGTATTACAAATGCTATCCGAGATTATTTTATGGCAAGCGATGAAGAACTATCTTGGAATAAAGATTGCTTTTTACATAATCATTATCTTGCGAAAATAATAGAGAAAAGTGTTAATAATATCTGCCCTAAATGTATAATAGTGATGAAATATTTAGCAGAGATAGCAAGATGTTTTGGTAAAGAAGATAAAGATATGACATGGATTACACCTTCTAAGTTTTATGTTAAGCAGCATTATTACAAGTCTAATATAAAAAGAATTGCCACGAAACTGCACTCTACTACTGTACAGTTGTCACTTAATTGTAATACAACAGAGGTTGATAAAAGAAAATCTACACAGAGTTTTGCTGCAAACTTTGTACATAGTTTAGATGCTGCTAATGTACATTTAGCGTTAGAAAAAAGTAAAGCTAGTGGACTTAATCAGTTCTGTACAATACACGATTGCTTTGGTTCACCTGCTGCACATATAGAAGAATTTATTGGTTATGTAAAAGAAAGTTTTGTTGACATGTATAGTAAAAATTTATTAGATGATTTATACCAGCAAGCAGTTGAACAGTTAGATGATCCAAGCAAGTTACCTATACCACCAGACATAGGGGATTTTGATGTGTGTGAAGTTTTATTAGCACCATATGTGTTTAGTTGAACAAATGCGTGACAAGTAATTTTTCTACGGTACTATCAGTGATACATCCAACATGGATGCAAATAAAAGAAAACTTTAACTGAAATTTCCAAATGATTAAATCAGAAATTATCAACATCACAACACCAGTGTGTCTATTTCAATTTGCATGGCTGGTAGAACCCGACACAAAATTTGATGCGTCAGGTATATGGCAAGTTGAATGTCTAATAGATCCAGAAAAATCACAAGATATAAGTGATCAATTAGATGGACTTCTTGAAAGATGGAAAACGCAATTAAAAGTTGCTAATCCTAATAAAAAATTTAAACTTGCACCATTACCTTTTGGTTTTGAAGACATAGATGGCAAGCCATACTTCAGAATAAAAACCAAAATGAAAGGTGGAGGAGTAAGAGCAGATGGTACTCAATGGAAACAAAGACCACCTGTTTTATTCAATGCTGATGGTACTCCTATGTCAGAAGAGCAGAAAGAGAAGGTAAATAAGTGTGGTCCTGGTACAACAGGTCAAGTCAACATGCGTTGCAGTGGGTGGGAAAATCCTAGCTTTGGTGTTGGTATAAAGATCCAACCAGAAGCTGTCATCATTCACAACCATGTCGAGTACACAAAAACCGCACAAGGCTACGGCTTTGAAACAGAAGAAACAACCATCGAAGAAGAAAAACCCAAAGCGAAAGCAGGGTTTGAAACAGTCGGAGCAGACGAATTTTAGGAGTAAGTTTGAAGCTGCAATAGCAGCTAAATTACAAGCAAATAAAGTTCCTTATACCTATGAAACACTTGATGTTAGCTACCAAATCAGTTGCATTTATAAGCCTGATTTCATCCTTGACAACGGCATCTGTATTGAAACTAAAGGCTTCTTCTCAAAGGAAGACCGCAGAAAACATGTTGCGATCAAGACGCAACGACCCGACCTAGATATTAGGTTCTGTTTTCAAAACAGCAAAGCAAAATTGAGTCGTGGCAAAAGAAGTTTAACCTATGGTGCTTGGGCTACCAAGCATGGGTTTCTCTGGAGTCATGGCTCAATACCTACAGAATGGATGAATGAAAACACAAGAAAAAATTAACAACGCAAAACAAAGAATCAAAGAACTTGAATTTCTTATCAAACTTTGGGAAAAGGATGACACAAAGCAAGTATGTCAGAAAAGAACCCTGCCCTGAGTGTGGCAGTAAAGATAACCTAGCCAT